CCCGACAGCGTATCGCCGTATGCATTCATCCATCATTGAAACATCGACGGCATGGGCGTACGCCACCGCAGCCAGCGGCGGAGTGTCTGACGTAACCGCAGCGTCGCTCACGGCTTACGCTCGACGCGCTGAGGCGGGCGGCTACGACGGGGCGGTGGTGGACGCATTCGCTGCCACGCTGCCTGCCGACGTGGTGCTGTACCCGTACTGGGTGCCTGTTCTTGCCGACACCATCGCCAGGCGTGAGCGGTGCAGGGTGGTGTCGTTCTCGGTGCCGCGCAGCCACGGGAAGACCTTGCTGGCCGCCCTGCTGGCCGGGTGGGTCCTGAGAGACCCCGACGCCGACCGGCTCGTTGTGAGCGCTGCCACGGCCCTGTCGCAGGCCCGCCTGTCCATGGAGGCGCTGGCCAAGATCCACTGGCCTGCCGACGGCAAGACGACGCCCTGGGCGGCACGCATGAGTAACAACCAGCCGATGCTGCGCCACGGCAAGGGCAAGATGTTGCCCATTGCCCGGGACGCCAAGCGGGCGGACGGAGTGACGCCCTCCCTAGTGCTGGCCGATGAGGCGGCCCGCCTGCAGGGGGACTACCTGAGCCGGTTGATGACGGCGGCGACCAAGACCGCCGAGGGGCGGCTGCTGATGACGACGACGGCCGACGACGACCTCAGCCTGCCCTGGGCCGGTTGGCGGCAGGAGGCCGAGGCGCAGCTGCTGGCCGGCAGGCTGCGCGAGGACTGGGCGGTGCACCACTGGGCGTCCGATGCGGGCGCCGACATCCACGACCCGGTCCAGTGGCGCAAGGCGAACCCGCAGCTGTGGATCGATGACGGGCACATCACCGAGGAAACCATCCGGTCGGAACTGGCGTTCCTGGGCAGCCGGTCGGACGGCGTCGAGGAGTTCCGCACCCAGCGGCTGAACCTGCCCGGCGGCAGCCTGGCAAGCGTCGGCATCGACGCGGCCGTGCTCGAGCAGGCCCGATTCGACTGGCGCCTCGAGGACGTGCGCGGGCGCCGGGCCTGGGCGTTCATCGACTTCAGCCTGGGCAGCGTCGTGGGGGCCCGCGCCGACCTGACGAGCGTGGGGGTGGTGGTCGACGGCGGGGAGTTTGGGCTGCTGCGCACCTGGTCGTTCACCTGCGGGGAACTCGGGCACATGAAGCAGCAGCGGCCCTGGCTGCACGAATTGGTCCAGCAGGGGCACGTCCACCACAACGACGGGCAGCTGATCGACTTTGACGCCGTCGAGGGCCTGCTGGGACAACTTGGTAGCACCCTGAACCTCGAGGCCGTAGGCGTCGACGAAGTCGGCTGGACGCAGAACTGGGTCCGGCAGGTCATGGTCGACAAACTGAACCTGCCGGTGGAGGCTCGGTCACAGTCGATCCGGGAGCAGGCACCCGCTTGGTCGACGTTCGTGGCGCTCATCCGGATGAAGGCGCTCCGGTACCACGACGACCCGGTGCTGCTACACCAACTGCGGCATGCGACCACCAAGACCTACGACGGGGGGCTGGTCAAACTGCAGAAACGGGACGGGCAGAACATCGACGCCCTGGTGGCGGCCTGCAACGCGGCCCGCCTGTTCGAGCTGCGCGGGCGCTCCCAGCAGTGGATGCCGCCGTCCGGCGTCATGACCATCTGACGCCACCTAGCGGACAAATCGACAATTTGCGCAATGTGACAAAAAATGTCACGTTCGCCTATTGACATAAAAAGCGCGTACTCAAACTGGGGGAGGCGTGGGACTCCTCTCGCGCTTCCGCAGCTACTTCCTGGGCAGTTTCAACGCGTCCATGCTGGTCGACACCAGCAGCGTGGGCGACGTTGAAGCGCTGCCCGGCGTCCAGCGTGCCATCGAGGGCGTGGCCTCGATGCTGGCCAGCGTCACGCTGTGCGTCTACGACAGCAAGGACCAGGAGGTGCAGCCTGCTGCCCTGAGCCTGCTGACCGGCCGCAGCACCGAGATGGTCAACGGCTGGGACCTGCGCCGGTGGCTCGTCACCGACGCCATGACGCAAGGCAACGCCTACGCGTACATCGCACGCACCTACTCCGGCGAGGCCGCCGAACTCATCCCGCTCGAGCGCGGGCGCATCACCATCAACTGGTCGGCCAACCCGCTGCAGTACCTGCTCGACGGGCAGGCGATTCCGGCCAGCGACCTCATCCACGTCAAAGGCGGCTACAGCCGGTGGGCGTTCATCGGGGAAAGCCCCCTGGACAAGTGCCGCACGCAGCTGCAACTGGTGGCGGACCTCGACAACTGGGCGGCCACCATGGCGGCCACCGGTACGACCCGGCGCCTGTCGTTCCAATTCCCCACGCCGATCAGCGAGCAGGCGAAGCAGACAATTCTGCTCGCCTGGAAGGCCAAGCATGCCAAGTCGGGCGGTGCGTCCGAGCCGCTGATCATCGACGGCGGCGGCAAGATCGAGGGCGTCAGTGGGCAGGGTGACCTGGACGCCGTGACGGCGGCCCGGACTGCGGCCATGGGCGAGATTGCCCGAGCGCTGAACCTGCCGCTGTCGTTCCTGGCGGCCACCGAGGCGGGAACGCAAATTGACCTAAGCGCCCAGCGTGCGCTCGTCGATCAGACGCTGCGGCCCTGGGCGAAGCGAATCGAGGCCGAACTGACGGCCAAACTGCTGCCCGGCTATCGCGTCGAGCACGACCTGCAGGAACTGCTCCGCGGCACCATGAAGGACACCGCCAAGGAGCTGTCCAAGCTCGTCATGTCTGGCGTTCTCACGCCTAACGACGCCCGGTGGTTCATCGGCATGCAGCCGGTGCAGGACCCCATGGCAGACGAACTCATGATGCGCCTGGACACGGCGGCCGGTCAGGCCGAGGTGAACGGCGACCGCGAGGACGAAGAAAGCGAGTCGCCCGATGCAGATTGACCGCCGCTCGTTCGAGGTCCGCGCAGCCGTCGAGGGCAACACCGTGTCCGGGCTGGCCATTCCCTACGAGACCGATTCCCAGCCGCTTCCCTTCATTGAGACCATCCAGCGCGGAGCGTTCGCTGCCGACATCGGGAAGCGGAACGTGTCGCTGCTCGTCGAGCACGACGGCGGGCGCGTGCTGGCCGACACGCGCAGCGGCACGCTCGAGCTCGAGGAGACCGAGCGCGGCGTGACGTTCGCTGCTCGGTTGCCGGACACCCGCGACGGGCAGGACATGCGCGTCCTTCTGCGCGACGGCATCTACCAAAACATGTCGTTCGGGTTCGCGGTCGACAAGGACGAGTGGGCGGGCAACCGCCGGACCGTCGTGTCGGCCCGCCTTTACGAGGTCAGCCTTGTCCACACGCCCGCCTACGAGGCGACCGCAGCCGCGGTCCGGGCGTTTCACACTTCCACCGGGCTCGTCGCTCGGTACCTGCGGCTGCGGATTGGAGACCTGAAATGACCGTGACCCCCGAAGCACTCCGAGAAAAGCGTGCGCAGCTCGTTGCTGCGTGCGAGCAGTACGCCGAAACCGCAACCCCCGAAGCCGTTCGTTCGTTCGACCTGGCCGAGGAGGAAATCCGCGCTATTGACGGGCAGCTCGAGAGCCTGTCGATCCGCAGCCGCCTGGACGCCGTCAAGGCCAAGAACGGCCAACTGGTCGGCCGTCCCGAGGTCCGCAACGGCGGCAACGACGCCGACCTGATGCGTTTCTTCGCCACCCGCGGCCGCGAGGGCAGCGGAAACATGGAACTGCGCACGACCCTGACGGTCGGCACTGCTGCCACCGCTGGCAACACCGTGCCCCAGTCGGTGATGACTGGCGAGTTTGTGAAGTGGCTGGACTGGGTCGACCCCGTTCGCAAGCTGGCGACCGTCCAGACTGTCCCGAACAACCTGCGTCTGCCCGTCATCGACTCGCGCACCACTGTCTCGGCTACGGCCGAAGCAGCGGCATACAGCGAATCAAACTTCACCACCATCGTGAAGACATTCGCTGCCTACAAGGCCACCGCCACGACGCCGGTGACCGAAGAACTCCTTTTCGATGCGTCGATCGACGTGGCAGCCGAGGTGGTCGCTGACCATGCGCGTGCACACGGCAAGTTCCGCGCTCAGCGGCACATCGTCGGCAGTGGGTCGTCCCAGGAACAGGGCTTGATGTACGACGACAACCTCTGGCAGTACGTCGTAAAGACTGGCGCTACCGCCAATACGGTTGACTTCGACGACGTAATCGACCTGTTCAACCAGGTTCCCAGCGCCTACGCCCAAAACGGCAGCTGGATCATGAACCAGGCCACCTGGGCTAGCCTGCTGAAGCTCAAGGCGTCCACTGCCGGTACCTACCTGTACGACGGCATGCAGGGCATGCTGCTGCAGGACGGTGCCAGCGGCATGCTCATGGGGCGCCCGGTCTACATCAGCGAGTTTGCCGACGTGCACAACGCCGCTTCGGCTCGCCTGCAGGTGTTCTTCGGTGACCTCGCCCGCGCCTACCGCATCGTGGACCGCCGCGAAGTGCAGTTCATCGTCGACCCGTTCTCGAACAGCGGCACGGGCATCATCAACTACCGCAGCTCGATGCGCTCCGACGCGCAGATTGTCGACAAGCGCGCCGGTGGCGTGATCGTCAACAAGGCCTGATCAGACGCAAGTGACCCCCTTGGGCCGGGGGGGGGAAACCCCCTCCGGCCTTTTCCAAAATGCCAGCACTCACCACCAGCGACATCAAGAGCCACCTGCGCATTTTCCACGCGCAGGATGACTCGTACATCGGCAACATCCTGCTGCCTGCCGTGCGCGAGACCATCGAGCGCTGCACCGGTTTGGCCATGC